CATATAAAAAACAAAAATGAAATTATTTTGTCCAATTTTGCCTCTGAACCAAGACAAGGAGAAGAAAAAGTAGCTCAACCATTTTTTAAAATGATGAATTACAATACCACTATTTGTCCTTACAAATGGGAAGGAGAAGCAGATTTAAAATATTTAGGAGGAAACACATATATTGGAGGGTATGGTATTCGTTCTTCAAAAGAAGCATATGAATGGATGAATGAAAATTTTAATATGAATATTATCCCCGTTGAAATGGTTGAAGATTATTTGTATCATTTAGATTGCTCTATTTTTCCATTAACAAATGAAAAAACATTAATATGTACTGAATTATTTTCTCCTGAGGAAATCCAAGCAATAGAAAAATACACAAACATAATTGATATTTCGGTTGATGATGCTTTTGGAGGAATTACTAATTCAGTAAGATTAGGAAACATGATTTTATGTGCTTCAAACATTTCAGAATTGAAAAAAACTGATGAGTTATATGCTTTAGAAAATCATAAAATCAATACCTTAGAAAAAGTATGTGCTAATGAAGGTCTTGAACCTGTTATCTTTAACCTATCAGAATTTATGAAAAGTGGTGCTATGTTAAGTTGTCTTTGTATGCACTTAAATTACATTGATTATACTAAATCTTTAATCTAATGGCAAAATATTTAGAAGAATGGCTTGATACTGATGTAGCTAAAGCCGAAAAAATGTCTATTGGACAACTCTCTAATCAATTCTTTTTTAGAGACCCTTTACGAACAATGTTTATTGATAATGAACATTTCTATTCACCAGCAGATGGTACTATTTTATACCAAAAATTTATTAAGGACCCAACAGAACCTATAGTAGAAATTAAGGGTGTAAATTATACTCTACAAGATGCCATGTGTGATAAAGATTATAATAAACCATCGTTAGTAATTGGTATATTCATGTCATTTTATGATGTTCATATCAATCGCATACCTTATGGAGGTTATTTATCATATAAACCTATAGACGCGATAGAATCAACAAATAAACCCATGTTGGCCACTGAAAAGGATATTTTCAATGGAAAAATAAATCCCGCTAACTTAGATTATTTAAAATTCAATGAAAGAATGTGGAATAAAATTTATTCTCCTTCTTTGGATTATACTTATTATTTAATACAAATAGCTGATGAGGATGTAAACGTTATTTCTCATTTTACAAATGATCAAAATGATTTGTTTGCCCAAAATGAAAGATTTTCTTTAATTCGTTGGGGCAGTCAGTGTGAGATTATCTTGCCTTTTGATAGTAGATTTGATTTTGAATTGTGTTTAGAAGACCATATGCATGTTTGTGCAGGAGAAGATAAATTAGTAAAGATAGTAAATAAATAATTTATGAAAGAACCAAACAGGGAAAGAAAAAGCGAAATTAAAGCTATAAATAACGTTCAATTAAATGATGAGCAAAAAGAAGCTAAACGTTTAATAATAGAAAATCAAATTGTAGTAGTTACAGGAGCAGCAGGTTCCGGTAAAAGTTTAGTTTGTGCAAATACAGCTTTAGATTTTTTAAAGAAAAAACAAATCAATTGTATATACAATACTAGAGCAGCAGTTGAAGTAGGAAAATCATTAGGGTATTTACCAGGCAATCTAGGAGAAAAATTTGACCCATATATGGAAGCTTTAGTAGAAAATCTAAATAAATGTTGTACTGATAAAACTGAGATTCCTAAATTAATTGAACAAGAAAAAATTAAAGCTATGCCAGTTCAATTTATTAGAGGAAAAACAATTGACGATATTTTAATTGTTGAGGAGGCCCAAAATTTAACCAAAGGAGAAATGTTAGCTATTTTAACTCGTTTGGGAAAAAATGGTAAAATAGTAATAAATGGTGATAATAATCAAGTAGATATAAAAACTCAAACAGGAGAAATAAATGGTTTATCTTATGCTATTGAATTATCTAAAAACATTGAAGAAATAAAATGGATTAAACTACAACATAACCATAGATCTGATTTAGTTGGAAAAATCCTTGAATTTGAATTTAAAAAACAGTAAAAAAACATAATTTTTCCATATTTATGATGGGAAAGATATGTTAGGAAGTGTATATAATTTTATCATAGAACAGGGTGCTACATTCCAACTGAATGTTCAATACAGAGATTATCTAGGTACTCCTATTAATTTAACAGGATATACTGGGAGAATGCAATTAAGACCTTCTCCATCATCCAATACTGTTTATTTAACTTTATCTAGTTCATTAAACCCTGATGGAACTGGATTAAACTTTTCAGGTTCCCAAAACTTATTACCTCCTACATCTGGAACTATTGGAATAGTAATATCATCATGTACCAGTTCAGAATTAAATTTTAGTCAAGCTTATTATGACCTAGAATTATATTCAGGATCTAATTGCCCTTATACAATAAGATTAATTCAAGGTCAAATTCAATTAAGCCCTGAGGTAACCAGGTATAATTAACTTTTATAAAAATGGCAAAATATAATCCTGTTAATATAACTCCTGAAAACAATATAATAGAGGTAAATCCTAATTATAATATAATAAATGTTAATCCTGTAACAGGAGTTGTTGAAGTGTCTTATCCTGGTATAATAGGACCTCAAGGTCCATCAGGTTCTTCACAACCTTTTGTTAGTGGAAGTGGAAATACTTTTACTACTACATCTTCTTTAGAAATTACAGGTTCCGTTTTATCAACTGGAGGATTTACTGGTTCATTGAAAGGTACTGCTAGTTGGGCAAATAATGCTCTAACAGCATCTTTCTTCTCAGGAAGTATTTCAAATGCTGCATTTGCAACAAGTGCCTCATATGCTTCTTCCTCAACATCTGCTTCATACGCTTTAACTGCTTCATTTGCATTAAATGCAGGAACACAAATTAATACAGGTTCCTTTGTAACTACATCTAGTTTTAATGTATTTACCTCTTCTTACAATACTGGTTCATTTACAGGTTCATTTACAGGAAGTCTATTAGGAACATCTAGTTGGTCAATAAGTTCATCTCAAGCAATAAGTTCATCTTTTGCATTAACGGCCTCATTTTCATTAAATGCAGGAACAACTGTAAATACAAGTTCCTTTGTAACTACAAGTTCATTTAACAGTTACACTCAATCCATAAATAGTTTTACTTCAAGTTATAATACAGGTTCATTTACAGGTTCGTTCACAGGAAGCCTATCAGGAACAGCTAGCTGGGCTCAAAATGCAATTAGTGCTTCTTGGGCACCTACTAATACTACAGGATCCTTTACAGGAAGTTTTACAGGCTCTGTACAAGGAACTTCTAGCTGGGCAATAAGTTCATCTCAAGCATTAACTGCTTCATTTTACGGTGGAAGCGTAACTAGTGCTTCATACGCTTCAAGCTCAACATCAGCATCTTTTGCTATAACTTCATCATTACCTTTAAGAGGAATAACTACAGCTTCTGCTGCAAATACAACAATAACTTTTACAAGAGGTGATGGTACAACATTTGATGTAACAGTATCTCAATCAGGGTCTGTAGCAACGGCTTCTTATGCTTTATTTGCAGAAACAGCTTCTTTAGCACCTAACTATACTTTATTAACAGACTTTAATAATTATACTGGTTCTGCAAGATCTGGTTCATTCACAGGATCTTTCATAGGAAGTTTATTAGGGACAGCAAGTTGGGCAGTAAATTCCTCACAATCTATAAGTTCATCATATGCTTTAAATGGGGGTGTCACTCAACTATTAGCAGGACCAAATGTTGTTTTGTCCCCAACAAATGGATTAGGACAAGTTACAATCAGTGCTACATTAAGCGGAAGTACAGGTTTCAATACTGCTACCGGTTCTTATGGTAGTTTTTACGATACAACTACACAAACAAATCCAGTTGCTAATATTCCTCGTTCTATGTCTTTTAACGAAACAGATATTACAAATGGAGTATCAATATCTGGCTCAACATCACCATTTAACACATATATTAAAACTGAAAATCCTGGAGTATATAACATTCAATTTTCTGCTCAAGTAGAAAAAACAGATTCTGGTACTGATGTAATAACTATTTGGTTAAGAAAAAATGGTATAGATCTTACAGACTCAGCTACAAAATTAACATTAACCGGTAACGGTACTAAAGTAGTAGCTGCTTGGAATTGGTTTGTTTCCTCAGCCGCAAACGATTATTATCAGATCATATGGGTATCAGCTGATACGGGTATGAGATTATACGCTGAACCCATAAATGATACTCCCGGTATCCCTTCTGTAATATTAACTGTAAATAGGATAGATCAATTTTTAAGCAATACAGGCTCATTTACGGGTTCATTTACAGGTAGTGTTTTAGGAACAAGTAGTTGGTCAATAAGTTCATCTACAGCAATAACATCATCATTTGCAGAAACAGCATCCCTGGCTCCAAATTATACACTTTTAACAACATTTAATAATTACACAGGTTCAGCAAGAACAGGAAGTTTTACTGGTAGTTTTACAGGAAGCTTATTAGGTACTTCTAGCTGGGCATTAAGTTCATCTCAATCTATCAGTAGTTCTTTTGCAACAAGTGCTTCATTTGCACCTACAAACACAACAGGTTCTTTTACAGGATCTTTTACAGGATCGCTACTAGGTACAAGCAGCTGGGCTGTAAGTTCGTCCCAAGCAACAAGTGCCTCTTTTGCTTTAACAGCATCCTTTGCTTTAAATGCAGGAACACAAATTAATACAAGTTCATTTGTAACAACCTCTAGTTTTAACTCATTTACTCAATCCATAAATAGTTTTACTTCTAGTTATAACACAGGTTCATTTACAGGATCCTTTACAGGAAGCTTATTAGGAACAGCATCATATGCAACCAATGCTTTAACAGCATCTTTTGCTCTAAATGCTCCTGGAAGTTCTACAACAGGTTCATTTACAGGTTCATTTACAGGTAGTGTATTAGGTACATCATCTTATGCAACTAATGCTTTAAGTTCAAGTTATGCTGTAACGGCTTCTTATGCTTTAAATGCAACATCAGGAGGGGGGGATGTAACCGTACTTGATTCCAACAATGCACAGACAGGACCTATTAATACCACTACTGAAACTGCTGTATATTCTTACACATTACCCACTGACTTTGTTGCTGGCGAAGTATTGGAGTTAAACATTGTCGGACAATATAGAAACCAAAATACAGCAAAGACAGTTACTTGTCGCATTAAATTAGGAGGTACTACAATATTAAGTATGGCCCCTTCAGTAGGAGCAAGTGCATCCATACGTGGATGGTTGGGAAGACTTCTAGTATTCATCGAAACGCCAGCAAGTGTTCAGCGTATGAGCTATTTTGGACTTAGTAATACAGCAGCAGTAGGTTCAATAGGAACAGGTATCGGATTGACAAACACCCCTTGGAACGGTAATGGATATGGGGAAGCTACTATTGACCTTACTACTGCCAAAACCTTAGAATTGACGATTGAATTTAGTGCGGCTGATGCCAACTCATTTGTTTACGCGGAATCCGCACAATTAATCCGCTACGCAGCCCCATGATATACTTAGACGACACAGGTAAGAGCAGCCCCACATCCCATCCAGGATTTTACCCAGTAATTGAAGATCCATTACCTGAAATTACATCTTATGAATTAATAGAACAGGGTGAATTAATTCGCCATCCTGAGTATTGGCAACAAAAGTGGAAGATAGTACCCTCTCCTAAGTATTCTGCAGGAGAATGGCTTGAAATAGTTGGTATTGGTGCTAGTCAACAGCCAACACTAATTTATTTGAAATTACAATTACAAGCTGCAGGGAAAACATCATCAAAACTGACAATACTTGAGAATTATTTAAACCAAATCCTAGGAATATATGCCTCTGACCCAATACCTCGATGTGATTGGCAATACCCACCTGTGGATTATCAAGAAACCGTAGCTGAATGTGTATCACTGTTACAATCGTAAAACCACTCTCAAGATACTCCAATTTTATCTGAAATATAAAAATTAAAAAATAAAAACAACATATTTATAACCGAATATGTCCAATACTCAAATCCCTATATGGCCCGGATCTTCATCATTTTTTCCAGGAGTAACTCCTTTTGGATTTTACGATTACCAATACCAATTTCAAGTAGATGCTGATAAAGTATCAAAATATTGTGCTTATCGTTTAGGATATCCTATTGAAAATGTTGAACTACAAGCAGTAAATTTTTATACTGCTTTTGAAATGGCCACAACAATATATGGAAATGAGTTATATGCATTCCAAACCAGAGACAATTACTTGTCTTATGAGGGAGCACCAACCAATATAGATGTAAATAATGCCTTAATAGTTCCTTCAATGGAAACTATTGTAAGATTATCTCAACAATATGGAGAAGAAGCAGGAGCTGGCGGGAATGTAACATGGTATAAAGGTAGATTAGAATTAACACCTGGAGTCCAAGATTATGATTTATCTTTATGGGCTGTATCACAAAGTATAACAGGTGGAATTGAAATTAAAAATGTATTTTATCAAGCACCTCCTGCAGTAAATCAACTATATTCTCCATTTTTAGGAACAGGACCCGGAGGTTTAGGTGGAGTTCCAGCAGCAGGTTTATATGGATTAAGTTACGGTTATACAAATTATTTAATGATGCCTACAAGTTTTACAATGCAAAACTTACAGGCTATAGAAATGCAAAACACTGTAAATTTATCAAATTATACTTTCAATATTGTAAATAATATTCTATCCGTATTTCCTGTTCCTGGAACTGGATTAATGCAAGGATTTGAAGGAGCTGGAGATTTATATTATGGGCAATATTTGGTTTTTGATTTTATAAAAATAGAGGACAGAATATTGTCTGCTTTTCAAGATGGAACAGATAAAATAACTAATACTTCAAATGTTCCTTTTGAAAATCCAAATTATAACGAAATAAATTCAATAGGCAGAAATTGGATTTTTGAATATACTCTAGCAGTATCTAAAGAAATGTTAGGATTAGTTAGAAACAAATATTCTCAAATCCCAATCCCAGGAGCAGAAGTTCAATTAAATGGAGATAGTTTAATCACTCAGGCAACAGCAGAAAAAGAAGCCTTAATTACAAGATTAAGAACATATTTTGATGAAACTTCTAAAAGAGCACTTCTTGAAAGAAGACAAGCAGAATCATTAGCAAGAGTAGCTGAAATAAATCAAGTACCAATGGTTTTATATATAGGTTAAAACAATGGCTTTATTTGGACAACAAAGAGACATATCATTATTTAGACTCATTAACCGTGAGCTAATGGGGAGAATTATATCCCAACAATGTGTTCTATATAAATACAATAGTACTACCACCAATACAAACATGTATGGTGAATCTACCGAAGGAAGAACTTTCTCAGATCCGGTCATATTGTTTGCTTTAATTGAAACTAGTCAATTTGAAAACCCTGTAAGTGATTTTGGACCTGATTTTAAATGGCAAGTAACTTATAGATTTTTAAGAGATGATTTAGTGGATGCAAATATTAATACTGAGGTTGGTGACGTAATAATGTTCCAAAAAGGCTATTGGGAAATAGATAATGTTAGTACAGCCCAATTTTTTGTTGGAAAAGATCCTGAATATAATTATTTGGATGCAAACAATCAAAACCCATATGAAACGGATTTAGGGGAATTTGGTTATAATGTATCAGTAATATGTAAAGCTCATTATGTTCCAAACGACAGAATAAACATTCAACCATCAAGACTATAATGACTAAACATAAAAAACCCATACCAAAAACACAACAAGAGTTGTCCAACCAACAACATGTACCTGCCTTTCAACAGTATGGGAACCCTAATGATTTTAATCAAACACCTCAAAATAATAGAGCTTTAAATACTTCATTTAAAGGAGATACAACAAAACCATTTTCAATTGGTATCCAAGATATTGATGAGGCAGTATTTTATTATTTTCAAAACATAATTAAACCATTTGTAATACAAAATGGCTCTAGATTAAATGTGCCTGTAATTTATGGTTCACCTGAAAAATGGAAATCATATCAAAAAGATGGTTATTATAGAGATCAAAAAGGTAAAATTATGGCCCCTCTAATTATGTTTAAAAGAACGGATATATCTAAAAACAGGGCCATTGCTAATAAATTAGATGCCAATTACCCTAATTTATTTCAAGTTTTTACCAAAGATTATAGTCCTAAAAATGCATATGACAATTTTAAAGTGTTAAATAACAGAGTTCCTCAAAAACAATATTATGCCGTGGTAATGCCTGATTATTTAACTATAACGTATACATGCGCTGTATTTACATATTATATTGAGCAACTCAACAAAATAGTGGAGGCAATGGAATATGCTTCTGATTCTTATTGGGGAGATCCTCAAAGATATCAATTTAAATCTATGATTGACTCATTTGGGTTTCAAACTGAATTAAATCAAGATGATGAAAGAATTGTTAGAAGTACTTTTGATATTAAATTAAATGGATATATAATTCCTGACACAATACAAAAAGATATAACAGCAATTAAAAAGTTTTCCAATAAAACCCAAGTTTCTATTGAAGAAAAAATTATAAATGATATACCTTAATAAAAATATTAATATTTATTAACATATGGCCTTAACATTATCAAAATCAGGTATAACAAATGGTTCTACAGTTCAAGCATGGCATGTGACCCAATCAGTTGATGCCTTTACAGGAATTAAAGAATATGATATAACAATTTCAGGTTCATTAATATTAACAGGAAGTTTAGTCTCAACAAATGGATTTACTGGTTCATTACAAGGAACTTCAAGTTGGGCAGAAAGTTCATCCCAATCCATTTCCTCATCATATTCTTTAGCATCAGGAATTGTATCTGGAGCATATGTTGCCTCCGGTAGTAATAACTCAACCGCAGGTTCATTAAAGTTCATTGGAGGTTATGGACAAATTTCATCTGGTGGGGGGGGTTCTACATTTACTGCCACTATAAATGAACTTAATGGAAAAACATTAGGATCAAATTGTTTTATAACCGTAGGTTATTCTTCTTCTGTTAGTTCAAGTGACATGAAAATAGGGATTGAATCTTTATCTGGTCCTACATTAACTTTTACCTATGATAGAGGTGCTTCCTCCCCATCAGGTAATGTAAATTTCTTTTTTAATTGTATGTACTTATCTTAATAAAAAAATAATATGGAAAAAATAGTTTTTACCCAAGAAGAAATTCAACGTTTTAGACAATTACAACAAACAAGAGATCAATTAACAATTGATTTTGGTTATGTTGAATATCAAATTCAAGAACTAGAATTACAAAAAGAAAATTTAATTGACTTACTGTCTGAATTAAAAAAACAAGAAACACAAATAAGTCAAGAAATAGAATCAAAATATGGTAAGGGTTCAATTAATTTAGAAACAGGGGAGTTTACCCCTTTTCAATGACTTTGAACCCTTTTTGCCATATTTATCATAGAATAAAATCATAAAAATATGGCTACTAATACACTAATTTCCCCTGGAGTACTATCATTAGAAAATGATCAGTCATTCATAACCCAACAACCGGTTGTTGTTGGTGCCGCACTTATAGGACCAACTGTAAAAGGTCCTGTTGAAGTTCCAACAATTGTAACCTCATATAGTGATTACCAAAATAAATTTGGTTCTACTTTTTTAAGTGCAAGTCAAGTTTATTCTTATTTTACATCTATTGCAGCCTATAATTATTTTTCCAATGGTGGTCAAACATTATTGGTTGCAAGAGTGGTAAGTGGTTCTTTTACATCAGCAACTACAGCAACCGGGTCAGGAACTCCAATTTTAGCTAGTGGTTCGGCTGAGGCTTTAGTATTAAAAACTATTTCTCAAGGTGCTATTATGAATAGTACAGGAAGTATAGATGCAAGTGGTTCTTTAATTTCTGGTTCAATAGACAACATCAGATGGCAAATTACAAACAGAGATACTGCATCAGGAACCTTTAGCTTATTAATTCGTCAAGGAAATGATACTACAAATAATCAAACAGTATTGGAAACTTGGACTAATTTATCCATGGACCCCACTGCTCCTAATTATGTAGCAAAATTAATAGGCAATCAATATAGACAATATAATTCTTCAGACAATCAAATTGAAGTATTAGGAGATTACCCCAATGCTTCTAGATATGTTTATGTAAGTGAAGTTAAAACTCCAACTCCATTTTATTTTGATAATAATGGAATAGCAAAATCTCAATTTACTAGTTCAATTCCTTTAAATGCAAGTGGTTCTTTTGGAGGTGCAACAGGTAATTTATTTGGAGCTGGTGCAAAATATTTCAATAATATAGTATCTGGAGTAACCAATGTTCAAGGTTTAACTAGTTCAAGTTATGATAATATGATTAACTTATTATCTAATCAAGATGATTATAGATTTAATGTTTTAATTACTCCTGGTTTGTTTGCTTCTGAAGGTCCTTTAGGTGCTTCTCAAGTAAATTCCATTATCTCAAATACCCAAAACAGAGGAGATTCAATTTATGTAGCTGATTTAGTACCGTATAGCTCTAGTATTTCTTCAATAGTAACACAAGCTAATGCTAAAAATTCATCTTATGCTGCTGCTTACTGGCCTTGGGTTCAAACAATCGACCCAGATTCAGCCCAATTAGTATGGGTTCCAGCTTCCACTATGGTAGCAGGTGTTTATGCTTATAATGATTCAGTTTCTGAACCTTGGTTTGCTCCAGCAGGTATTAATAGAGGTGGATTGGGTAATGTAATAAGAGCAGAAAAGAAATTAACTCAAGCCAATCGTGATACTTTGTATCAAAACAAAATTAATCCAATTTCAACTTTCCCAGGAACTGGAACTGTTGTGTATGGACAAAAAACATTACAAACCCAAGCCTCTGCTTTAGATAGAGTAAATGTTAGAAGATTATTAATTGCTTTAAAATCTTATATTGGTCAAGTTGCAAATAATTTAGTTTTTGAACAAAACACAATAGCAACTCGTAACCAATTCTTGTCTCAAGTTAACCCATATTTGGAATCAGTTCAACAAAGACAAGGTTTATATGCTTTTAAAGTAGTAATGGATGATTCAAATAATACTCCTGATGTAATAGATAGAAATCAATTAGTAGGTCAAATTTATTTACAACCAACTAAAACAGCAGAATTTATTTACTTGAACTTTAATATCCTTCCCACAGGAGTTGTATTCCCTGGATAAAAATTTGGATTTAACATATTTATAATAGAACAAATAAAAAACAAAACTATGGCAATATTAAACCCTAACGAAATCTTCTTTACTGCTATGGAGCCCAAGCAAGCAAACAGATTTATCATGTATATAGACGGTATACCAGCGTATGAAATTAAAGGAGTTGGTGCCGTAACATTATCCCAAGGAACAGTTACTTTAAACCATATAAACGTACAACGTTTTGTTAAGGGTAAAACTACTTGGGGA